AAGGGTCTGGATAGAGGTAGTTTTCCCCCTCCTCCTTGGGGTCATAGATCCTCCCGCAAGGACACTTCCATTTGCCTTCGGGCTGAATCATCTCGTCGTAAGCGGCTTCCGCTCGTGCCTCACCTCTCTCTATTGGGTCTGGTATGTATGTTGTCATAATTAAGAATCGAACAAAACGTTGCTCTCAATCCTCGTTCCTCGGATGAGAGAACTCAGTGTTTTGCCAAAAAGAGGCGATACCGCCGATGATGGCTTCTGAGCTTGGATACCCATTTGGGTCGCAAGTTTTACACCGGTCGCAAAACACTTGGAATCGAAAGTCGGGGTCTTCGCAGTCGTTTTCTCCGTCTATTCTTAGTTGCCCGCCACACTCGCACTTTACCCCCTTGACGCGGCCGTAGAACGCGCCGTTGGGAAGCACAACCGAAACGAGCGGCTCAATGCTTTTCGATTTCTTGGCGGCCTTCCGCTCGCGCTTCCGCTGCGCCGCTTCGATGCGCTCCACATCTTCTTCGGTCTTAGCGCGGGCGGGGTCGTAGCGCTTGGCTCGTGAGGAGCGACGGGCGACCCGATAGAACATATCTGGATCTACGGGAAAACGCCCAAACGCTTCCATTAGCATCATTGAAACGGCCAGCGGTTTACGGCGGTCGATGGGCTTAAGTTCAGTTTCGTCGTTCATTGTGGATTTGGGTTATGCGGTGATGGCACGGTCGCCAAAGCTGCCTTGGAACTTCTTGTGAAGGTTATCGGCCATAAAGGAGACGCGCTTACGGGTGCCCTTGTGGGCGCGGAGGTTCTCGGCATTGAGGTCTAGGGCTGCGAGTGCTTCAGCGCGTAGCTGAATCAGTACAGGGTTGCCCTCAATATTGAGGTCGGGGAGACGTTGCAAATGGTCGCGGAGCTTCGGGATGCAGCCCTTGCGGCCTTCGCTATCCACGATCGGCTTGTCAGGATCTCCAAGCGTATCGGCCACTTCCTTGATCAGATCAAGCGTGCGGCGAATGGTATCAGCTTCCATGCCGGCGCGCGCGGCTTGAATCTGCACTTCGAGGCGCACGGCCATGTCTTCGCGCTCAGTCTCGGTCAGCTCTTGGATGAGCCTGAACTGATGCGGGTCAGGCATGGGTTCGATTTGCAACTCGAAAGAGAATAGGCTACGCAGGGCTTCACCGCTCGACGGGTAGTTGGTCGGGTCGAAGCTCCCGTTGAGTTCACGGCGCTCAATCTCGATCAGGTTGTCCCAGTCCGCGATTAGAGCATCTAGCGCGTCGTAGGCCGCAGACACGCGAACCGCCACTTGACGGCGAATGCGGTCGCTCTCGGCCGCTACCATGATGCGGGTCTCACCGATACCCTCGAAAGAGTTCAGCTTGAGGAATCGGCGAATCTTACCCACTTCCGAGTTGATCGGATCGATCGCACCAGCAAGAATCTTCTTGGTAGTGCGGACACGCTTCGCGTCCATCTGGTGATTGCGCGCTAGTTCGGCTTCCATGGCCTCGTCTCGAATGTTGAGGCCGATGCCAGTCGCCTTAAAGGAGATTTTCAGTAGTGCTTTGATTTTATTTTCGTTACTCATTGTTTGCCTTGGTTGAGTTTGGGTTGAGCATCATTAAAATAATGATGCGTGGATATAAGGTCAGCCGTCCTTGCCTTCGTCGGCTTCGTCGGCTTCGTCGGCTTCATGGGCGAAATGGCGGAAACGAGGTGCGACGACTCGACACTGCCCGCGAAAGGCAAGCGTGCAATGTCGAGCCGCGCACAAAATTCGTGCGGTGTAGTTTACTGGCATCAACTCAGGCGCAGAGGCATCACGACTGCTAGGCGCTGATCCTCACCAGTGGCAACCATCGTCGATAATTCGTCCCTGAATGCCCAGGTCAGGCAACCAGCGGCGAGTGCTCCTAGTAGGTATGGCGCGTTGAAGGCAATCTCCACGGTCTCGTGCGAAGGCGTCATAATGCCATTGATCGTCACTGAAGAGCGCCCCGTAATCTCGGAGCCCGCATCAAGGCGCAAGCTCTTGGCATTACCATCAGCGGTAATCTTTACGGCGACGGAACCTTCCTTTCCGCACTTCGGTGCAGACTTGAGGAAGGCCGATATCTTCTCGGCGTCGGCTTTCCTTAGAAAGCCTATCCAGTTCCCCGGACTTTTAGGAATCACCTGCTTGTAATTCGGAAAGTTCCCTTCTACGAGAGTGGTAACGATCGTCCACTCGCCATCACCCAAAATGATCTGGGCGGATTTAGCTTCTGCATTTTCGGGATTCGAATCGGACGCCACGTGAGCGAACAACTCAACGGAGCAAGGTCGCTCCTGCAGTGCCTTGAGGCTGAAAAGCTTGGCCGTCGCAGCGGGAACAATCACACTGCGCGGTAAAGAGGCAATATCCCCACTAGGTATCTTGAGCAGGCGTCGTCCGTCTGTCGCCACAATCGCACCTTCACGGGACAGAAATACACCGTTCAGGATATAGCGGGTCTCATCCGCAGAAGCGAATTTTACGGCATCACTCAAGTCCTCGGCGAGATTGGAGTGGATTGTGCGGCTACCCAAGGAATCGCCACGGGGGAACGTGTTGTATTCCTCGAGTTCGCGGCAGATGATTTGACTGCTCCCTCGATCATGGGAGACCGTCAGTATCGGGCGCTCGGCGGGGTATGGACTTACGTCCGGATCCTCGCTAGTAACCGTGTAAGTCTCGCCCTCAGTGACGAGCGTCACGGTGTCGCCGGGCTTCGCAGATTTAAGAGCTGCCGCGAGTTTCTTGAGCGGCACCAATGCCGCAAAGTCGCGATCAAAGGTGCCGCGCCAGACGAGCTCGCGGTCAAAGTCATTTGCGTGGATGTTGCCATCCATGAAAACAACGCACTCCATTACGGGCAGTTTGGGGCTGTTCGGTACGATTTTTCCGAGTACGGCCAAAGCGCGTTGCAGCGTCTTGACGTTCATGTGGATAGTAGAACTCTTTGTCGATAATACGGCATTCATGGTTTCCTTTGATTTGTGGTTGTTGGTGGAGCCGAGCTCAAATGAGCCCCGCCTCGCTAAATGAGTAGTAACCGATTCCAAGCGGGTCTAACTCGCGCTCGCCCATAATAATGTGATCATCGAGGTCAACGCCGATAATCTTGGAAGCCTCACGGAGTTGTCTCGTTACTTGCATGTCGGCACGGCTCGGCGCAGGGTCGCCGCTTGGGTGGTTATGCACCGCAATGATCGCGGTAGCGGTATGCAGGATGGCAGCGCGGAATGCTTCGCGGGGATGAACCAAGCAACTGGTCGCAGTGCCACTGCTGATCTCGACACGCTTGAGCAGCCGATTTTTACGATCAAGGCAGAGCACCCAGAATTTTTCGACCGTCAGAGGGGCGGTCAATGGGTGCATGTAGCGGGAGACTGCATCTGGAGTAGTGAAGCATCCACGGTCAAGTGGAGCGCTACGGGCGAACAATGAAAAGCTCGCCATAAGTTTCGACGCGGTGGCTTTACTGATACCCGGCACGAAGCAAAGCTCTTCAAGGCTCCACTTCGATATTTTGTTTAGGCTCTCGCCCATGTCGAGCAAGGCAGTCGCGACGGGGAGATTGCCGATGATAAGCGCCAGCAATTCGCGGTCGGAGAGTGTTTGTGAGCCGTAGAGCGCCGAACGCTCTTGAACCTCTTGGATAAGATAATTTTTCATAAAAAGTTGCACGGATGAAGAAGAAGCCCGCGAGCGCAGCGGGCATTAGGAAGACCACCCAAGCGACGGCCTCAAAGGGAGTAGGGACGTAGCCCATTAGGCGACGGCCTCCGAGTGTTTGTAGGTGACGGCGCACGGGCTCACGACATAATCGTCGAGGGTGTTGTCGGTAGAGAACCCATTGTTAAGCCAGTAGCCGCCCTCCATCCATCGCTCGGATGAGAGCCACGGAAGCTTCAACACTTCGTTTTGGATTCGCTTGTCGGCCTCGACGCAGAGACGGAAGAGCCACTGCGTGGTCTTAGTGTTTACGTGCGGATAGTCTTCGATGCGGGCGATCTTTTCCAGATCGGGGAAGACCATCGTAAGCAGCCCGGCCATGTAGTCGCGCGGGTTGCTCACTTCAGAGAAAAGCTTCTCTACCTTTTTCGGGTCGAGCAGCACGTTGTCGTGTATGATTGAGTATTTGTTGCTCATGGCTAAGCGTCCTCCCCCGACATTTCGTTTTCAATATCCACTTCGACTGCGCCCATCTTGACGTATTGAACTTCCGCCACATCGTCGGGGTTGATACTGTCTTCGACTTCAGCAACGCTCCAGAAGTTGAGCGGAAAAAAGGTCACGCCACCGGCGACCCAGATTACTTTTAAATATGGTAGAACATTCATGATTTGCCTTTCGTTGGTTTTGCTTAGTGCGCCCCATCATTAAAATAATGATAGAAGCATGAGCGTGAGATATACGCACAGAGAGGCGGCGAGTCTCAAGGAGGGCTATTATCCTCCGGCCATTTCGCCCATTGCCTGTGCGTGAAAGTGAGTGAGTAGCGAAGTTGTGCTGAAAGGAAGCTAGGCCACGGCATTCACCTGACTACCACATGGCAGCAGGTTCCACGGGATTCTTCCGGACTCAGACTACAGAGCTTCGCTACTCGGTTGATGGTTAATGAGCAGACAGACTGGCTTCTCGCGAAGCGTCCTCCGTTGCGGCTCCTGCCGTACGACGGGAGCTAGAAATAGGTGGCCTATGTAGCCTTGATGTAGGCATTGAAACCTACGGTCACGGGCTTGCCATCGACTAAGACCTGAGTGGTAATGTTGCCACCGCTGGACGCAACGATGCGCGTTTTCCCAGACTTGCTGAGTTGCGGGATTTCAGTGACATCAGCCTCGATAATGATCTTTTTACCTTTAATAGATACATTCATAATTTGCCTTTCGTTTTGTTTATGTGAGCTATCATTAGAATAATGATAGCAGGGTTTGAGCGATCGTTTGGGGCACCCGCGACAGCGGATACCGAGGACAAGTCGCAGCGGCTCAGAAATGCAACGGCTCTCCAATTGAATACAAAAAAAGCCCGCACCGGTGAAGGTGCGGGCTGGTTGAATCTTGCTCGGCTTAGAAGTTTACACTTTCGAGCTGAGCTTCGCTAGTCGCGACCACTTCGAGTGTAGACTTGATCGCCGTGAGGTACTGGTCGACTAGGGCAAGGGCCTCATTCGCGTGACCGGGCTGCTCCATCGCGATTTCGGTCGCGAGTGCCTCAAGCTTGTTGAGGGAATTGCGAAGCATGGGGAGTTTCGGCATTGGAACTGGAGCAGTGTCCGGCTTTGTGGCCTTTGCTTTCGTTTCGGGTTCGACTTCCGTTTCCGCTTCCGCCTCGACCGCGACCTCCGCTTCGGCTTCCGCTTCGGCTTCCGCTTCGGCCTCCGCTTCGGCCTCGACCGCGACTTCCGCTTCGGCTTCGGCTTCGGGTTCAGCCTCAGCGTTCAGCTTCTCAGCTTCCGCTTTAACTTTCGCGGCATGGATCTTTGCATCGGTCTCAGCCTTAGCTTTGGCTTCTGATACGAGGAAATCGCTGTGCGCTTGGGTTGTCATTCCCGTATCGGCGAGCGACTTCCACTCTTCGGGCTCGCCTAGGTAGGCTTCCGCCATGGTCGCGTTTTTCGCCGTGAGCTTGTTCAACGACACGGCGAGACCGTAATTGATGGAATTATCAAACTCCACCTCAGTCATTTTTCCGGTCGCGACGTAGGTCTCGTAGACCATCGCTATTTGACGGCCGTTGGCGATTTGAGACTTGGAAAGTCCTGCTTTTTCAAGCAAGCCATAAACAGTCTCTTTTCCGCGCAAAACGGAAGCCAGGGCTACACACGCCTTGCCGGCGACAACATAGGCCTTGCGGCCAGTCTCAAATGCCGTAACGGCAGTCGAGACGATTTCTTTGCGGGTTCCGGAGCTAAGCTCTTCTACGGATATTAGTTTATTCGACATAATTTTCCTTTGTCTTGTTATTTTGAATGATTCAAACCGTTTGAACCATTGCTCAGTATAAGGGTAAAGCTTGTGACTTATTCAGTCAGTGGCTTGCCTTGAATCTATCATTATTTTAATGATAGATTCAAAAAACCTTGGCGGCCTAGCTCGCATCGGAGCTGGCGCTTGCCAGTGGGCTATCAAGTGCTTTCACTTCATTGCCCAATATAAGGGTAAAGCTTGTGACTTATTCAGAAACTGCCTTCCCTTGCGCGCTAAGAAAGCGTGCATAAAAGAGCCCGCATTCATAAGAATGCGGGCTCGATATAAGGGTAAAGCTTGTGACTTATTCAGAAACTTGAAAGCTTCTTATCATTGAACCTTGCTCGAGACGTTCACGCAAACGCTGCAGGCCTTTTCTGTAGCTTGCGGACTGAATAGGGCGAATTGACGCAATCCCAAGTGAGTGAGATGCGATCTCGCGCAACCGTGAAAGATCAGCGTTTTTCCCCGCCTTTGCCTTTCTCGATTCGCTCGCTTTCCAATACGCGCGAATTTCGCGAATAGATTTCGCATAGACTCGCAAAGCTTCTCTATCTGGCGAATCAGTGAGACCTGCAGGCAAGTATCCCATTGACTCGGTTTCAAACTCAGGCAAAGCGCTTTCACATTCACGATTGAACGCAATTCGCGCCGCTTTGTTTGCTTGACGAATGGCCGGGCAAAATACTTTACCATTTTCCAAAGTCTCGAGGGGAAATTTTCCGTTTTCATCTCTCAAACTCCAGCACGCTATAAGAACGGCGCGCGCTGAGAGTGCCGCTTCTTCGATAGAGTCTGGAGATATTGAAAGCCTACCCTTTTCATCGTAAAGAGAAACTGACTTGTGGGCAGGTAAATGACTCTGCAGAAAGCGTTTCCCCTTTACTGAAAAAGCTCCAGCTTTCGTCTTGCTCGCTTTCTCCATAGTCCGAACTTGTTCACTACTCCAGCCTAAACGAGTTTTGAGAAAATGAGCTTGTACACGATAGGCTAGCGCAAAGGCGATTGCGTCAACGTCGCTCTGCATTTGATATTCGCGCGAAGGAATAGAGGAAAACGCAAGTTTTCCGAACGATTCATCCGCGAGCGCAAAGGCCTTGAAGGCCGGCGCTGGAGTGAATTTGATTTGCCTGTACGCGCGTACGACTGACTTTGAGATTTGCGCGCGCTCACTATAACTAGTTACTTTTTTGTTATTTTTCATATTTGCCTTTTATAGATTCGCGCAAATTTTCAGAAAGATTCAAGACTTGAACCTTTAAAAAACTGAAATTTTGAGCACGAACCATAGGCGCTTAAAATAGACTAGATTTGAAATTCCGCCAAGTATAAGTGACTTATTCGCAACAAATACACGTTTTTAAACATAGTTATACATAACTAAGTATTGAACGTTAGAACCGGCCAAGTCAGACCGCCCGTTGCAAAATTAAATCACCTCAATCTCGAACCCTCCTTGCCCGTAGTGCAAATTCACATCGAGCCCATCCGCCAGGCGATACCACGTGGCTGCCCCGCTGCAAAAATCGTCGACCTCGCCGATCGTTAGTCCGCCGTCGCCCGGCGCGCGGTAGTGCCGTGGGCAATCGGGATCGCTAGCCTTCCACGCAGATGACCACGGGGAGCCAGCTAGAACCGCGTTGGCTTCTAGGATTACCCGCTGCAAATCTAGCGACAAGGTTTTGGGGTCGATCACCATGCCAGCGTACGGCGCAACGGTGAAAGGGCTCTCGCCGTCGAAGCCCTCGGGGGGGTCGTCGGCCATCTCCCCGGAAAGGTAGAGGTGCAGCCGTTGGGCGGGCGGAATGGCTCTCCATTCGTCGAGGGTGAATCCTTCAGGTGTATTTGAATCAGTCATATTTGTCTTGGTTGGTTGTAGTTGAACTTATGCCGATAGTACGCTTCGGCGCAATAAGGGTAAGGGCTGTGACTTATTCAGTCGAGACCTCCGCATCATTAAAATAATGATGCTCTACGTCTGTGCGGAAATGCTGGAGGAATCGCACAGGAGCGCACTCGGCTATCATTATTTTAATGATAGCCATAGGTTGACGGTTGGCTGAAATTGATGGCCGTAAAGAAACCCGCACAGAAACGCCCCGCCAGTAAGACCGTGAAGAAGGTGGCGGCCAAGAAGACCGTAAAGAAGGCCGCGAAGAAGTCCGCGAAGAAGGTGGCGGCCAAGAAGGCCGCAGGCGGACGCCCCAAAGGAACCGGCAAGCTTCCCGCTAGTGCCGACCACGCACCAACCTTCCGCAATCTAGCAATACGGCTCTCTCGCGATCTAGCAACCGTGCAAACTTGGAGCAAGGAAACGGGCAACCCGGGTCGCGATGAGACAAGGCAATTCAATGTGCCCGCATGGCAAGCATGGATGGAGGCGTCAGGTAAGGATTTCAAGGACACATCGGAGGATGGCAAGAGCGCCCGCGCTCGAGGCGCCGAGATGGATGCGCTAATCAAAGAAGAGAAGTATAAGCGGATCGTAGGCGACTCGGCCAATATCAATGAAGTGATCCAAGTGCTCGGCGGTATGTTCGGCGACCTCAAGCAAGAGTGCCTAACATTTGCGCAGCGCAATAGCGAGCGTCTGGCCGGCCAAGACCAAGGCGCGCTCGAAAAGATTTTAGATGCGCGGATGCGCGAACTCCTAGAGGGACTTTCGATCCCCGATGAAAAAAAAACTCTGGGCACAAGCAGGGAGTTTTGGAGGCGGGTTTGCGAAGCGCACTTTCCCCTCCAGCCCGAGTTGTAATATGGGAGTGGGCGGAGAAGTATATCCGGATGCCCAACACCCCGCAGGGAACCCCGTGGGACAGCGAAGACGCCCGCTGGCTGCGTAAGATACTAGAGGACTTTCAAGACCCTGAGATTCACGAGATTTACTGCATGTGTAGCGCACAAAGCGGCAAGACCGTGCTCGTAATGGTGATGCTCTTGTTCATGATTGCGATGGATCCGGGCCCGACTTTGTGGGCGACCTCGAACGAACAGGAAGCCAAGAAATTCGCAAAAGGGCGACTCTGGCCAATGGTTGAAAAATGCCAACCAGCCAAAGACGCTTTGCCGACAGAGCGCGGCGCGAAGAACACTCTCGAAGTTTACTTCCCGGGAGCACAGCTCGTCATTGGATCGGCTAACAACGCTAACACGCTGCAACAGACACCGTATCGATACACCTTCGGTGATGAAGTCCGGAGCTGGCCCAAGGGGGCGTTGGAAATGTTTAGTAAGCGGACGCGCTCCTACCCCAACTATAAGCGAGTCATTATCTCGACACCCGACATGGAGCAAGACCACTTGCACCGAGGTTACCTGAGCGGGAACCAGAACATGTTTTACCTCACGTGCCCTGACTGCGGCAATGAGCATATTCTCGAGTGGGGTCGCGAGGATGTTTCGGGCGGGATGAAGTGGGATCGCAACGAAACGACCTGCCCCTCTGGAACTTGGGATTTTCAAGAAGTTTTCCGCACCGTGCGTTACGACTGCTGGAACCCTGAATGTGATCACCGGTGGAAAGACACGCCCGCCGATCGCAAGCGGCTGCAAAGACAAGGCCAATGGGTCGAGCACAACGACAAATCTCCGAGCCACCGAACTTCCTACAACTGGAATGCAATACTTCCGTGGTGGACTAAGTGGACTGAAATGGTCGAAGAGTTCATCAAGGGTACCGCGGCGCTAGAGGTCGGAGACCACCAGCCGTTCAAAGTTTTCTGGACGGAGAGCCTTGGATTAGCATGGGAAGACAGGCTCAAGTTCAAGCACGATGATGGTTTCATTGATCAGCGTGAGTCGCCCTATGATCCGCGCGCGCCATGGGAACCCTTCGAGCAAGCAATGCGAGCATGGGATATGGACTCGCGTAAGCACACAAAACCTCGCCGATTTATGGCGATCGATGTGCAGGCCAAGGGAGGCCGCCACTTTTACTGGGAGGTTCGCGACGTAGTGCCGGGTGGAGGAAGCCGAGCCGTCGCGTGGGGTAAAGCTTGGTCGTCCGCTGAACTCCGGAGTATCCAAGAGGACAACCGGGTGCCCGCCTCGCAGGTCGGGATCGATGCTCGCTTCGTGCCTGAAGAAGTGGCGACCTACATCGTCGAAAGCGGGCTGATGAATGATGGCTCCTATAACTGGAAAGCCATGATGGGCGATAAGGGCGATTACTATAATGTCGACGGAGTAAAACTCCCTTACCAGATCAGCTTCCTTGAGCCCTTTGTCGGCACCAGTCGCTACAGGGCGAGTGCGCCAATTAAGCTCTATTTGTTTAAGAAAGCTGTCATGCTCGAACGACAGGAGCTGCTCATGCGCGGACTCTCTTCCCCGTGGTTAATGCCGTCTCCACGTTCGGCTGAAAATCCGCGCGGAGCCGACCCCTTTGAGCTCCACGAATACAAGCTGCAACTCACCGCGTATCGCCGGGTGCAAATGGTCGACCGATTCGGGTCACAGACGACCAATTGGCACCAGATGCGGCCCGACGATCACTACGGATCAACCACTCGCATGATTATCGCGCTATCGATGATTGCAGGTCTCTTAGCACCGCCTCACGTAGGTGAGTAAATTTGTGCGCGGCTACCCCTTGACAAGCAAATAAAACCGCTGGAAGTTACGCGCAACGTGCCAGAAGCAGGACACCACAGAGAAGCCGAGAGAGACATACAAGCGGGCCTAGAAATGGCTCGGCACCTCCTTGGTCTTTCAAAACGAGAATTCGACAAGTATAAAGTCGCCGACCTGCACATTGTTCCTCGAGCTGCATGGAACAGACTGACTAAAGATGAGAAGCAGGCAGCCAGAAGAAAAGGAATAGCCTTCAAGGGCGATGACTATCAAACCCACTCCGGGATCTCCGTAGAAGAGTTGCCGATCGCTGACAGTCAACTCGACCCCGAAGAGATTATGGAGTCCGCCGAGAAAATTGAATGCGGAGCAAAAACAGCTCACCCGATTACTGAACTGTCTGCCGACGAGCGAACCTGGTATGCGCTACGACAAGTTCTGGACATGATCATCTCTGCACCTAATTCTCGGCTCGAAGCCGAATGCTTTCGTATTAGTTCAGGTTTAGGCGAACTCGACGACATTACCGAAGCCTCGATCGCCCGTAAGCACGGACTGACTCGTGCGGCTATATCGAAGCGCTGCGTCAGGCAAACTAAGTTGCTCGGGTTACGCCCCAGCCAGTTTATGCGCTCTCTCAACATGAGGGAGGTCTACCGTAAAGCCCGCAACCGTAGCCTGAAGATGCGCGATAGTTGACCTTGCGGCTGAACCATGGAACTTGCAGCTATCCCTTACGAGCCGTCGACTGGAATAGAAATGACTCCCACTGGGGTTGTCTTTAGTGGATCCGGACGGCCATCACTGGAACTCGTCGAGAAAGCGATTGAACACGTGGGTCGACTGACCCGAACTTCTCAGTTTTGCTTAGGGGATTTAATCAATTTTGCCGAGCACGAGTTTGGCAGTAAGTACGATGAGTGGATGCAACTCACTGGAATGACTTATCAAACGCTTGCCGACATTTCCTACGTGGCACGCAATCTCCCGATTTCGTTGCGCAACGAAAACCTTGATTACACGCAGCACCGCATGATCGTCTCTAAGGTGAAGACCAATGAAGGCCGGCGCGAATGGATCGAAACCGCGACTGCCCTCCGCCTCTCTTCTCGCGAACTGGACGCCTCCCTCAAGCGTGGCCGCGTCGTGACTACAATTGAGCTGCAGAAAGAGAAGGAAAATAAGGGAAACATCCATGACTCTCGGGGCTCCGAGCCCCACTCCATAACTCTTATTAAGCTCACCCGGTGGTCGGAAGATATGGAAGCCAAACACGGTGCGGTCGATACATGGGAATTCGCTATTCAGGCACAACTCAGGCAAGAGTTTCAAGCGCTTCAGCAGTTCTGCGAGCGCCTTTACGCTTAGGCTAAATTTGTGCGCGACGCGTTATTGCGCGGGCGAGGTAAATATGCTCAATTCATCGCATGGCAAACGAAACAGGTCAGGGGCAACACAGAGCTGAGTTTAGAATCCCCCTTGGGTGGGATCATAATGATCCAGCGTTTGAGCGAAGTTTGCAATCCAGGGTGGGCACCACTGAAACTGTGTCGTATAGAGCAGGCACGGGGGATTCACCAAGGTGCTTCACTGGAGTCATTGAAGGCGTAGAAGTTTCCGATGACGCTTATAGAAAAGAGGTAAATGCCCGCATTACTTTGATCGGTCGCCCTTCTGGCTACCATCCGCCCTCTCGGAACTGTGCCTTTTATGGCCATCTGGTCAGTATGCACGGAATCCCCGACCATGAATTTACTCCGCCTACCGGGAGAGGCACAAATGTGGCGATACCGCCCCCAATGCCCAGGATGACCCACACGGCAGTTTTCCATTTACATTTTGAGCGCCCAAACGAGGGGGACGAGCTTTTCTCTCACGGACGGCCAATCTGTTTTATAGTCGACTCGAATGCACCGATGCAGTTTTTTCGAGGCCAAATTCAAGAAGTCACTTGGCGGCAGGCATATTCCAACTCCAGCCGTTCAGTTGAATTGACGGTGCGGGGCGGAATTAGTCAAGAGACTACCTCGGAAGAGAGAAAATGGATCGCTCGAGATTTTACGATCACGCCAAACATCCAAGCGTCACATCAGGAGAGGGCTCAGGATTGGGCAGATGCTCGGCGAGTGGCATCCTTTATTGGCGATGCCCTGGTTCCGCCTGAAGACGTGCATGTTCGAGAAGAGTCAAGTATGCGCAGATTTCTTAATAGAGCTTTGGATACACCTGCAATACGCAGATCCGCTACTGGCGCTCCCTTTGACTGGGCAGAAATTGACCGCGCTCGAAGGTTATTACTAGCAAATGACGCATACGCAGAACGAAGCTCTGAGTTTAGGCGTCTGAGTGATGCTGCGGCTCGATCCGGACGCAGCATAGGCCGAACGGCCGAAGCCACTCGGCAGCAATTTGATGGGATCAGCCGAGATATGGGGGTGCCACTAGCAGAACCCTGGAATGAGGAGCTGGCGGGAAGGCCTCGGCCAGAGCCTTCTGAACCTGCTCCGAAGCCCAAGCCAGCCTATCGGTTTGGGCAAATTGCCAAGCGAGAGATTACGGCGTAACGAGAATTATGGAAATCAAAATGCCGCCCTAGAGGTTGACGAAATACCGTCAACTGCATGGGAGCGAAAGAAGATTGGGTTGAGATTTATGATGGTTACACGGATGCCGAACTAGCGGCCGAAGTCGCCACGCTGAAAGAACAGGTAGAGAATCCCTACGTGACACAGACTGAGGGGCAGAGCGGCTACACTCGATCAACCAACGACACCCGTGACCGATTGAGCGCAGCCTCTCAGATCAAGCGTGAGCGCTCTGCTCCTAAAACCCCACGCCACGGCTTTGCCGATTTCTCTAGTTTCCAATGAGCGATTTACAAAAGAAATTAGATCAGCTCGCGCCGACCCGCTTTGAACGCGGCTTGGTCAAGATTGCTCCCAAGGCTGCGGTCACTCGCATGCAAGCCCGGCACCAGATGCTCGAGTTTCAGTGGCGTGCCGCCAGTCCGGGCAAACGACGCGCTCCATCAGGAGGGCGATCAAGGAACGCCACCACCCAAAGCCCTGCGAGCCAGCGCGATCGCGTAAAGCTTATTTGGGATGCGCGTAAGTCTTACCGCGATGTGCCTGTCGTTGCTTGCGCCACCAACCGTCTCGCTGAGTATGTGATCCCCCAGATCATGTATCAAGCCAACACGGGCGACGATGAACTCGATACCATCTACGAGGCCTACTGGAAAAACTGGTCAACAAATGAGGCCGATATGCGTCAAATGACTGACCTAGCAGGCTTGTGCAAGGTGGCTTTTATCCAAATGCTCGTGGATGGAGATTTCTCCTTTCACCCTATCCACACAGAAAGAAGCTATTCCCTCCAGTGTATTGAGGCTGACCGCATCGGGCACCCCGACCTTGCTGGTGGCGACGTGGATCCGAATAAGGTATCGGGAGTCTTCATGGATGATTCAGGTAAGCCGCTCGGCTACGAAATCTTTAACCGCGATAAGCACGGAAACTACAAAGCCGTTCCTGATGGCGTAATCCCCGCCGAACAAATTTTAATGCTGATGAGCATGGAGAGCTCCGACCAGGTTCGTGGCATCTCATTTTTCTGTCGAGTCCTTGATCAGATCAACGATCTTTACGAGTCTTTTGAAATGGAGCGCGGCGCGGCCAAGTGGGCGGCCAGCTACGCAGGTGTCGTGTTCGAGAAGGACAGTCGTAGCGGTCGAGGCACAGGTGCGGCCGAATTCGATGGGGTGACCGCCGAGGGCACCCCTACTCAGTCCGTCGTGCCAAATAAGTTACTGCGCCTGACCACCGGTGAAGATGTATCGGCCTTCCCGCCCTCCAACCGCCCCTCCGGGGCATTTATCGCTCTAATCGACGCCACTCTTCGCGACATAGCAATGGGTCTTGATCTGCCTTTTGGCTTCTTTGACATGCGGGGCTTCGGTGGCGCAAATTCTCGACTCGAGGCGCATCAAATTCAGCGGAAAATTACCGCTTGGCAGAACGTGATTAAACGATCGGTATTAAACCCACTGCGGGATATGGTCTTCCGGAAGGCAGTCTTGATGGGTGACTTACCGCCAGCGCCTGACGCTAGTGGTGGCTCATGGACATTCGGCGCACACATCACCGCCGACCTAGGCTACCAAACTAATGCCGACCTAGCGATGCTCAATGCTGGGCTCACCACCGCAAGCAAGCTCGTCGCCGCACAAGGGCTCGACTTTGATCAGGTCTTGCGCGGACGCATCTCCGAGATCAAGAAAACTCACGCGGAGGCAATCTTCCAAGGAGTTCCGATTGAACTCATCAACCCAAGCTTGAGCAACGCAACTAGCATGTTCGCCGACCTCCTAGCCGCGCAGAAGCCTGCCCCGAAAATCAAGCCTACGATTCAAGACGCAGGTGATAAAGTGGCCAAGCAGATACTAGAGGTGATTAACAACGTGGCCGAGGGAGTCTTGCCACGCGACGAAGCGATCGAGTTACTGTGCTACACCTACCAAATGCCTCGCGGTAAAGCTGAATCCATTGTGCCAAATCAAGGCGACGCCGAGGTGCCCGCCGGCCCCATCAACCAACCCACACAACAACCATGAATGAATCCATCCTAGTTTACGGAGATGCTAAACCTAAATCGATTGAATTGCCTGAGGGGTTCGAGCTGGCCGGGACGGTTGTGACCGCTCCCAACCGACTCGCCCTTGTTGCGGTCAACTCCGAGGGAGTGATCGCGCACTACTACGTCCAGAAGGGCGGAATCAAGTGGACACTCGGGCCCATTGCAAAGGAACCTTATGAGCCAAAAACGATCAAAGAAACCGTCACCCGAAGCGAGCCAACCATTGTATGCGGACAGTCTGATCAAGGATCAGATACGAGAAGCACTCGAAGCCGGAAATCTAGAGCGCGCCGCGGAGCTGATGGACAAGCTGAGAAATCCGCCGATAACGCCGCCACTGGTAGCGAGGATTAACCTCCTGCTCTCTTTCACCTTCCTCGTCGCGTTGGCGTGGTTTGCAATTCCGCTGACTGCAACCGCGTGGGCTTGGTGGTATTGATTGACCATGAACCACACCGACCTAAATCCATCTGAGGCGAAGAAACGTGCAGGCAACTACCGTAAGCGTAAACTGAGATGGAACGGGTTGCCTATCTCGATCGAGAACCCCGCAGGCGGGGCACGATCCGGCACAGACAAGTCCGGCAAGAAATGGTCGTCGGTAATGCCGTACGACTATGGCTATATCCGCGGTACGACTGGACGCGACGGCGACCACATTGATGTATTCATGGGGCCTCACACTCGAAGCGAGCTTATCGTCATTATTAACCAAGTCGAACCGAAGACCCGCAAGTTCGACGAGCATAAATGTATGCTCGGGTTCTTTACGAAGGACGAAGCGATTCGCGCCTACCATGCGGCCTATGCGCCAGGGTGGAAAGGCATGGGATCCGCCACTACGATGGGTCTTAATCAATTCAAGAAATGGGTGCGCTCTGGGCGCAAGATGGCACCGGTGAAGTTTGACGTTCGCAATCTCCCCATGGAAGGTCGTATCACTAATTTCAGCTCAACTCTCAAGCAAGAAGAGCGCAAGCAGCGCAACGTGCAAACCGCCGTCAACACCGTAGGGGTCGTTGGCAGTCTAGGGCTGGGGCTTTACTCCTACCGCACTGCATTGAAGGCAGGCAAGGTGGTAGATTCTGTGCAGGACAATATAGATTCGATTTCCAGAAACGCTAAAAGCACTGCACATAGCGCCGCGAGAACTGCCAGACGCGCCGATAAAGCATCACAGAGAGTTGTTGTGAATTCGCACCTTATAGGGAAGCGACTGCGCGCTTCAGCCAACCCGAAGAACTGGACAACCGGCAAGCTTGCAAATCGGCTTATCAAGGGCGCGACTCGTGGGCGAAGGAAGCTCTTCAGTGCTCGCATGGGCGTCACTGAATTTCAAGGTCGGGGGCGCCCTTACCGGGACACGCCAGATAATTTAATGGGATTCCCTAGAGATCAATCGAAAGCCAAAGGCTACCACCAGCAAAAATATAGCAAGTCAATTGATGTTAGCGTCCGCCATACAGGCATGAAAAATAGTGGATACAGCGATAGCATAAAAGGGCTGAATACTCCCCATGCACTAGAACGCGCTCACCGGAATTGGCCTGATAGTGCTGTCCGGAAAACTCCAAAACTCTCAATTCGCCTCCGTAAATCTCGCTTACTTCGCCATTTAGAATCAATTGATAGTGTCACCAACTTTCGCGCTCGTGGTGAATGGGATGGCAAGACCGGTATCAATCCTGAGACCAATAAATTTGAAGATAACCGCAGCTTCTTGCGCAAGGCTGCGCCGTTTGCAGTCGGCGCAGGTCTCACCATAGCGGGTGGACTGGCGATGCGCCACCGGGTTCGCCCTAAAGTGCCATTTCAAAAAGGTATCCATTGGGCGGCCGGCACTAGCCTCGAACCAACTGCGCGGAAGGCTGCGCGGGTAGCAGAGAATGCGGCGCGCGGTAGCGTAATCCGTGAAGGCAAGGCTACAGCAAGAACGGCATCAAGAGAAGCCGCGAAGTTAGCTAAGAAGAAGGTAGTCAAGAAGAGCACTCGCAGGAGAAATATTCCTCCCTTGACTGGCGGCGTTCGCGGCACAAGCCGTAGTATGACTGCAAATCGCACCGGAGTCATTGAGCTCAATCTTCCGAATGCAGATCACAATAATCAGTATTCTGGCACCTTGAGTTATCCGGGGATGATGCGTAAGGCACAGAGTACTCGCAAGTGGGCAGGCCGTGCAGGCGGGGCAGCGCAAGACGTTGACGACATGGTAAGCGGCCGTGCGCGAAACCCCAAGAAAAAGCGCTTCTACGAAAAAAGTTGGTTCAAGAACGCGCTTGGAGCTGCGGCCATTGCAGCGCCCATGTATGCGTCCCGTGTCGCAGCCTCACAAGGTTATCAGTCGAAGTTGCTTAAAAAGTACGGGGGTAAAATTGGCTCGGCCATTAACCGCCAGCACGGGAGGAATATGCCAGTGTTTACGGCTCAGTTAAGCCGCACCCTAGAGCTTTCTTACTTAGACTCTGACGAGACTCGCGGGGCAGGATGGGATGTTCGTGATGCACGAGGTAAGAGCGCTCGCGTTTTTACGCCTGGCTCGCTCCCGCGAAATCGTCGCGAGAAGAAACCACATGAGCGGGTTGGCAGTATCCGGACTCAGCGCAATGTCGCGATCGGGGTCGGGATACTTGGTATCGGACTTGGAAGCTATGGCCTCGCCAGCCGCAGAAGCGCAATTCGAGGCATCATGCGTAAAGCCAACAAGACTCCGATTACGCCTATGGCGAAAGTAATAAAATTCCCAAAACGCGCCTAACCTTTCTTCTATCATTAAAATAATGATAGCCCAGCCCATCATTTGACATTCTTAAAACTGCACCATGGACACACAAACAATTCTCTTTCGCCTACGCGGCCGCAAAATCGCTGAACTGAACGCTAAACTGAAAACGACCGACTTCGCGTATCGCGATGAATACGGGCGCTACAGACAAGAGGAAAGCGGTGGCCCGGGTATCGGTGGCGTGGCCGCAGTCGGTGCCGTGGGGGGTGGACTTTATGCGCGTGGCCGCATGAGTGGCGCGATCGGCCCCTCTGGTGTCGAAAGGAGGATTTCAGGCCTCCGCGAACGCATGGCCAACAGCAGAGAAGGGGTCACGGGCAGACAAACCGGCACGGTCAATGGTGGGATGAGTCGCGCGGCTGGTGTTCGCGAGCAAGCTAGCCGAGTAGGCCGCGAAGCCCGAACCGCTTATCGCGGAGCTAAAACTGGCGTTTCCGGAGTCTTCCAGGGCACTGACCGCGTTACAGGCCCTGATGCTAGTTTGGTCAAGAAAGTTCGCCGCGCTGGCCGAATCTCTCGTGGCGGACTTCGCTCTTTCCTTACTCGCACGAGCAAGGCGCTGGCTCGTGGCGCTTAGTCCATCCTGATGAATCTCCAAATTTATCAAACGACCCGTATCCGCGAATTGCAGCGCACGATCAACTTCGAGCGTTCACGTGATGAGATGGGTCAGTTTGCCGGAACCTCCGATACGACACCCGAGAAAATGCGCCTAGCCTACGTGAAGCCACTCCGCGAACGGCTTAAATTTGCGCGCCGCCGATAAACCCATGAAGAAGCAAACCATTCTAATCAACGTGCAACAGCGCGGCATTCTCAATCTACAATCGGCACTTGCGCCAACTGAGTTTAAGTCGCCTCGTCGAGAATACTACGACGACCTAGATGACGCGATGCAGAAGCGCGTCGATTCAAGTCAAGAGATTAAAGGTAGCAGGGCTGGAATAATCGGCGGCGCAACGGTCGGATCATTACTAGCTCGCCGCCTTAAGCGCTCAAAATTGGTAGGCGGACTTGCGGGCGCAGCGGTTCTTGGAACGATCGGCGGGCGTATTGGCTCGCACATACGCAAGGAAAAGAAGCCAGCTCAGTAAAAATCGAACATATATATACTTTACCCAAGCCCCGCCCTTAGCTGGCCGGGGCTTTTTCGTGCCCGCGCGGGTTGACGCTTCCCAAGCCGTTGAAATGGCAGAAGACGGCAACCTAGTTCAATTTTACGCAAAGCTCGATTCGGGGCAACCGAAGGTTGATCGCGAAGCGGGGATGATCCGTGGCGTCTCTGTGATCACAGGAAACCTTACCGCGATTGGACACGACATCGATGTGGATGACACCACGCTCGATCAGATCGAATTCCAAGGGCGTGAAAAGAAGAAGGTGCCAGTAAAAATCAATCACGGGTCAGGCGTCGACGCGGTATGCGGCCATCTGGTGAATTTTCGCCGAAAAGATGACAAGGTTTTGGCCGACTGGAAACTTCTAAAGAGCCACCCACAATTTGCGCAGATACTCGAGACCGCCGAAGAGCAGCCCGAGACCGTCGGGTTAAGCATTTCAATGAAGCAGCCCGATAGCCCAGTGATCTTTGAAGGACGCGTAAAGGCGCGCTGTGAGAAACTACTTTCAACCGACTACGTAATCCACCCTGCAGCCAATCCGACCGGGTTGTTTCAGCAGAAAGTTGACAACCCAAATAACCATAAGATGCCACCAGAAAATACAATTCCTAAAGAACCTACTCTCGCCGAAGTAATGGCCGCAATCTCTGGATTGACTGAAAAAGTCGACGCGCAGGGTCAATACATTGAGTCTCAGCAAACCGAGCAAGCGGAGGCGCAAGCTTACCAAATCGCCGGACTCACCGAAGAGCAAGCCGCCGAGCTTGGCATTGATGCCGAAGACCTCGCAGCCGCTCAAGAATTTATTGCCGAAGTTGAAGGGGATGAAGGTCTCGCTAGTCTTCAGCAAGAAACCCAAGCGCACTACGCTCAAGGCGAAGGCGGCGAAGGCTACGAAGGCGGCGAAGGCGGCGAAGGTGCAATTGCCGCCGAAGCTGGCACCGCCACTGCAACTGCCATGAGCGCCCTCATCAAGCAAGTCACCAACCTGACTGCAAAGCTTGACGCTAAAGACCTCGCAGTTGAAAAGGCTGCGATTAAGGCCGAATTCGCCGAGATCGACAAGACGATCCTCGAACTAACCGAAAAGGCCAAAAAGGTCACTGAGCTGCAATCTGAAAACTCTCAGCTCAAGAAAGCACTGAGCGGCGCTGGTCGTCGCCCGATCCCCACTAACTTCTCTGCCGCTGGCACTCTGGTGAATCCCGACGAAGCCGCCTTTGAAAGCAAAGTCGCTAAGCGGATCACCGAGCTTACTGCCAAAGACAGCACTATGACGCCGCAATCCGCCAAGGCTAAAGCGTGGCACCAGTGCATCTCGGAAGACCCTGACGGCTACACTGAATTCCGCGCCGGAGGCAAAGTAACTAACCTCTAGGGTTCACTCACTCACTCACTCACTCACCCACTGGGAACGATTTCTTACCATGAACAACGATAACTCCAAGCAAACTTTCATCGCAGGCGAAGCCCTCCTGTATGGCCGCCGCGTTAAAATCAGTGGCGGGACTGCCGTCTATGCAGACGCCACCGACGCCGGGCACGGCATCACGCAGCACGGTTGCGCATCCGGTTCGCCCATTGGCGTGCGTCTTTTTAATGACACTGGGTCTTTCGGCTTTGAAGCCAGTGGTGCCATTGCAGCTTTTGCGCCCTTCTTCGCTGGTGACGACGGCACTATCAGCGCAACCGGTTCGATCAAACTTGGCTTGACCAAGGAAGCCGCTCCCGGTGCCAACGCAGAGATTGAGTGCTTGCTCCTTGATCCCGAAGTCGACGCTGAAGACTTCTCAGTCGCTGTAGTCGATAACGAAGACGGCACTGCAACCGCTACGGTTGAATCGAATCAGCTGTCTCTTGTCCGAGCCTGGCTTTCTAACACCGCCTTGGGGGCAGTCAATCCCGCCGAAACTTCGGTGGCCGCAACGACCGGCGCAGTTATTACCAGCCACACCGCCCACGGCGACCTGGAATGCGCGACAGACGCCGACGGCGATCTTGTTCTCACAATCACAGCAGCCGACGGCGCTATGCACGTGAACGTATCGATCGGGGGCATCGTTAAGACCGCCACCGCCACAATCTCCGGCAACTAGAAACTAGCCCGCCTTTTTCACTCACAAAACACACCACCTACTAAGGAAACCCATTTATGGCCTACGAAAATACAAGCGCCGAAATCCGGCCTGATCTCCAAGCAGTTGTCGAAGAAGCAATGTATGCCGACGAAGGCTACATCGGCCAGGCTCTCATGCCTTATGTCGGCTACGGCACTAAGACCGGCGAATACAAGCGCCTCCGCCTCCGCACAGGCCAGCTTGCTCGCAGTTCTGATGGCAATGGCACGCTCCGCGCGCCCCGCTCTTCCTACCCTCGCATTGATGGTACCGACGAAGCGGATAGCTACTCCTGTAAGGATCGCGGTCTCGAAGAAGCGGTCGACGACTCCGAAAAGGCAGACAAGGCCCGCTACTATGCGCTTGAGACAGTGGCACTCAAACGTGTGACTCGCACCATCCGCCTCGACCACGAGATCCGGGTCAAGAATAAGATTTTCGACACCACCGTGTTTCCAACCCTTGATCCGGTTGAAGCCTACGAGGCTGCCAACCTCGCCACGATCGACTTCTTGCAGGACATGAAGGCAGCGAAGAGTCAAATGCTCAAGTTGCTCGAGCGCCCCAATGCGATCGCCATGAGCGACGAGCTTTGGGATCGCATTAGTATGTCGACCCTACTCTCGACTCGCATCTTCGGCGCAAACTCAAGCAGCAAGATCATGGGAGTTGGCGCAGTCGAAGCCTTTATTTCTGAAATGCTCCAGCTTCCAATCAGGCTCTATATCGGCCAATCGGCCTACGAGAACACGAAGAAGAAGACAGGCAAAGCCACCGCAGCCGATATGGAATTTGTCTGGTCTAAATCATATATTTGGATGGGTTGCGTCATGGGCGGCGTCCTCGAAGCAGGCGGCGCAGGCCGCACAATTGTATGGGAAGAAGATTCCCCCGGTTTCTTCGTAACTGAGTCTTACCGCGAAGAAGGAATCCGCTCTGATATTGTTCGCGTCCGCCACAATACGGACGAGAAGATTGTCAATGAGAACTGCGGTATCCTCATCCCGACTTCGGCTGACTAAGCTGGTGTTTAGCCTCCAATTTTAACGCAACCCAAAGAACTTTAAGCCATGCCAAGCGCAACTATACAGATCAGTGTTTCTGGAGATATTTCCGGTTTGTACTCTAAGAGTCACTCAGTAACAGGCGGGGCGAGTCACCGAGTGCAAGAGCCGATCCCCGACAGCTCTACTGACCTTCAAGTAGCGTTTGCGCTTGATGTGTCTCAAGCTAAATCTTTCATGCTTTTAGCTGACCAAGATATGCTTGTCGAGACGAACTCCGGCACTGAAGCGGGTAATACATTTACGCTCGCCGCCGGGGTGCCTTACGTTTGGCCTTCGACCAACGGAGCGGCATTTGTCGACACCGAAGCAGACGCCGTGACCACTGACATTACCGCTCTCTTCGTGACCAATACAAGTGGTACCGCTGGAACGCTTACCCTTGATGCGATCCTTGATCCGACGGCTTAACATTTTTGCATAAGATACGTAGTTATTGAGGGATAATTAGTTGTAGATCAAAACCCACCTTTCTCGCGAAGGGTGGGTTTTTTTTGACAACTCGATACAGGCAATGAGCTTCAGAACCTTCATGGCTAAATCCCTTATACAAGCTCTCAAACTGGGCATGGGCGATACAGTCACGCTTAACGGCGGAGACTACCAAGCGATCGTCCAGGTCAATGAGGCCGGCACAGAACGGGGCTCGCGGGGCGGGCGCAGGACTGTGATGAGTGGGCGCGTTACGATGAAGCTAATCGACTGGACAACGGCGGCCGGCGCTGAGGGGGGTTCGATCACTCTCCCCGATGGGCTGGCGCGTATCACGAGTAAGCCGACACTGACCGCGAGCACGGCGCGATTCAACATCGAGGGCACCGGAGCATGAGTGGTAAGGGTCTGAGTGTAGGTTACGAAATTAAGTCTGATCTTCGATCGGTTGAGCAGTCTGTGGTGGAAGTAGCCGACAACATTAAGCGAGGCAACCGCTCACCCGTAGCTCGATCTATACAGCGCGAGGTGGAGAGGATCGAGCGCAATAAAACCCGGAAGGAAAACACCCATGTCCAATAACAGTGCAATCACTCTCAAATGCGAAGAACTCGTAGCCGCGATCATACGCCGAGCACTCCCCGGAGTGGCTGATCTGATCGTCGAAGGATCTGACCAAACATGCGACCTACCGCACCCCGTTTACATTTCAGTTATGCAACCCGAGGGCGAAGATGCGGAACCGCAGCTTCCTTCTGGGCCGATCTATAATGTGCCGATTGATGTGATCCGGATGGCGCATTACGCTCACAGCACCCATGCTGAGCGCAAAGAAGCGGTTGGTAAACTACAGGGTATTTTCAAGGGCAACCTGCCCCTTTGGGCGCACGGGCGAATTGTTCCAGGGGTCTTCCTGAAAGGATGGTTTATTGAGTCAATCGGTGGAGGTGATTCGGGCGACTACGTGGGCGACGGCATGCGACTGGTCTTGGCCGTGCTGGAAGCATAATGGGTTCAGTTGACATACTGCAGACGCTATGACAGTAGCAGTAAAAGGAACTCAATATACCTTCGGCATTCCGACCAATCAAATTACTATCACGGGTCTGGTCTTGGAAAGTGCGACACTCCGATCTTCCGTTCAGGTAGATGAAGAGGGGGTTAATAATCTTGGTATTGTTGAAGCTTACGCGATTGGGGGCCTTCAATACGAAGTCACCGTATCGGGCAAGTTTACGGGAAACCCCCCTGCTCCCGGCACCAAGTTTGTAGCGCAAGGGGTTACCCTTTACATGACCAACGTTGAGACCTCTTGGGCTAATCGCGATTGGAAGAAAGCCAGCATCACCGCCAAGGGCTATGACGGTATCACCACCTAGCGGGAGAATGTGCAAGACTCCCGATACAGCGACTCCGTATTAGGGGGTCGGTTCACCATACTAGGCCGGAAACTCCGGCCTTTTTCATACTGGCACTTATTTCAGTTGGAGGCTAGCGATTCTCCTTTCATCGACGGTAAAGGGGTCGACGAGACTAGGGTGCTCGCAGGCGCGATAAATATCGCTACTTGTATTTGCCGCACTCGCTATCCCCGGCAGGCTAGATCGTACCCAAAGTGGCTTCGATGGCTTTCCGCGATACGTCTCCGCGATGTAGAGCAGCAAGCGATTGAGTTCGGGAGGTACATTAGCTTCCACACACAAGGCCCAGAGTTTTGGATTTCTGAGCGTGCGACAGCTACCCGAGGTCAAATGCCACAATCTCTTTCTGGAGTGTCAGGCCTCATGCTTTTGGGGCTATCAGAGAAAGAGGCATGGAACTACCCCGTCGGTAAGGGTGAATGGCTCAAGGCCGCCCGGGGCGTCCACAGCGGCGATGATCTCGACTTCGTGCAGCCTGAGAGCGAGGAAGGCATGGCAAAGCTCAATCTACTGCGCGACGGTATGGCGGCACTCTGCGAAGCGCTAAAGAGCGGAGGCGAAGCGATCGCGCCCGCTACGCAGCTTAGAGAAGCCGGCCTACTTGCGGACGATTGCTTCAAACTGGTTCAAGCCTGGCAGAAGGCTCGAGCGAAGGAGCGCAAGGTGCTCTTAAAGGAACTGTCCTTTGAATTACCTAATTTGACCCTCGACGACTAATATGGACGAACCCAACACGCCCAAAAAAGTACCCATTGAAGCGAGCGTTCGACCTAAGCTCGTTGGCAAGGCCGCGTTCAAGAACAGCTTGGGCGACATGGCTGGCGATCTGGCTGAACCTGGTATCATCTTGGCATCCGGTGGCAGTGCCGCGCAAGCGTCGTGGGCAGGTCTTCGTGGCATTTTGCTCACGCGAGTATTGGGCCCGCTCGGACTAATCTCTGGTGCCGTCGTCGGCATTGGATACGCAATGAGTCTAGTTGTGGGGCAAACGCGCCTCATGGCAGACGGGCTGAAAGAAGCGCGTGGCATGGAGAAGCTCGTCACTCAGTTCACTCCACTGCTCGGAGGCATTCAGGCAGCTAGAACGCGCCTTGCTGAACTTTTTAAATTTGCCGAAACCACTCCTTTTTCAATCAAAGGTATTGCTGAGTCTTCGCGCCTGCTGGAGATTATGACGCAAGGCGCACTCGCTACTTCTGCGGGTCTGCGCATGATCGGCGACAGTGCTGCGATCGCAGGACGGCCGCTCGAAGAGGTCTCCTTCTGGGTCGGGCGACTCTACGATGCTCTCAAGAGTGGAGCCCCTACGGGTGAAGCCATGATGCGGCTGCAGGAAATGGGGGTCGTCTCTGGTTCGGTGCGCCGCGAAATCGAACAACTTACCGAGGCGGGCGCAAGTACCCGCAGTATGTGGGCGCTAGTCGAGAAACAGCTGCAGCGCAACGCGGGCGGGATGGAGTTACTTTCTCAAACCGCAGAAGGTTTGAGCTCAACCTTGCTCGACGCTCAAGACGCGATGGCGCGGGGTTTCGGCAACAACTTCCTTGAGCGCGAGAAGGACGGCATTAAGGCCGCCATCGTGGCGACTGAAGCCTTTACGCCGGTGATCGCAGAACTAGGGGATCACCTCCGGGCAATGGGGATGATGGGCGATTTTACGAATAAAATTAAGCAAAACAAGGCCGCCATGGAGGCCGTAGCGACCGCAGCTACCCTTGCGATGCGTGCTTTCATTGTGTTTAGCGCTGCGGCGATCTTCGCGCAGGCCGCCGTCACGATAAATGGCATCAAGGTGCTCAGGAGCCAACTCGGCTCACTTAGCGCAGCGCTCAAGCAAACAGCCGCTAACATGTTCGCGACTGCCGCCGGAACCAAGACGATGGATGCAGCCGTCGCCGGGTCAACGATTCGAGGAAAGATACTTACGGGCATAATGAAAGGTCTCAAGGCTATTGTAGGTTTAGTGGGAGCTGCTTTCAAGGCCGCGTTTGCCGTCCTGGTAACTCCCATTGGTGCCGCCGCCGCAGCCGTCGGCGTCCTTATCGCCAGCCTCTACCTATGGCACCGTGCGACCAAGGAACAGACTCAGTATTTGAACGACCTCAAGGAAGCCCAGAAGGGCGTTCGGGAGGAAGCGAACAAGCAGGCTCGTGCGATCACGACTGTGCAGGAAAAGATGGAAGCGGAGCGTCAGCTAGTCGCTTCACTTATCAAGTCGTACGAGGCACTGGCCGAGGCCAAGGCTATGGATAGGCAGAAATTTTTCGGAAACAAGGAAGGGGTTGCGATTGCTGAGAAAGGGGCAAGGGATGCGGAAGAGCGACTTGAGCGAGCGCGCGCCAAAGGCACGGAGGGCTTAACTGACAGCCGCGACAAGGACGACCTCATTGAGCGGCTGAAACTCGAAAAGCAAATCAAGGACGTAGTTTTTAGTGGCCTAATGGCTCGCGCAAATGGCGAAGAGAAATCTGTCTTACTAGCACAGCGCCAAAAGGACATTCAAGATCGCATCAATGTTGCTACAGAACTGCGGGAAGGTAACCGAAAATCCAACGACTTCGATACTAAAATAGCTGATAGCATTACCGAACTCGAAGGCCGAGCAAATGTGATCAAGGGAGCTATGCCTGATGCGCCAGACGGGAAATTTACTGGCGTTGGTAGCAGGGGATTCGGGGTGGGGGCGCAAGAAGCCGAGCAGGAGCGTGCCAAGCAGGAGCGTGCTCAGGCGCGTAATGAGCTCGCCCCAATTAACCTACGGATTGCAGCGCTTAGGCGACTACAAGAAATCCGCACCAAAATCGCATCTCTGGGCGCATGGGATGAGGGATCAATAAACGCTCAGGATGACCTTAAGAATCTCAATAGCTTGAAGGCTGAGCAAGAGCAGATTACCCAAGAGCTTCTTTTGCAGAACAAAGAGCGTGAGCGCGCGGGCAAGCTGGCTAAGGATCAACTCGAGATCGCGGATATGGAAAGCTCTCTTACTTATCACGCAGGTAGGGGCAACATGAGTAATGTTCGCCGTTCCCGCCAAGAATTAGAAGCGAAAAAAGACGAGGTGTTCCTATCCCAGCGCCGCCAAGAACTGCTCGACCAAGGACTAGACCCTGGTATTGCTGACGGCGAGCTTGCTAACCGAAAAGAGCAGCGCGATACCGACACGCGCAACTTCCGTCGCGACCAAGCCGTCGAGATTGCGGCCAATGAAGCCCGCGTTAAAGGAGACAAGAGGGGTGCGCGGGGAATCGAAGACCAAGAGCGCCTACGATCCCTTACTCTCCAGAACATCATTGAAGGCGACATGACTCGTAGTGACGCCGAAGCGATGGCAGAGCGCCAACTCAAAGCCGAAATCGGCGCTCAAGAGAAAGCGAAGGGCTCAAGCATTGTAGCCGATCAATTCCAGCGGCTCGGGCTCGGAGGCTTTGCCTCTGGCAGCGATCCCGCCCAGCGCTCACGCGACCGTATGGTGAAAGCACTTGAGTCCAGCAACACGAAACTTGACGCCATCATAGGCGAAGGAGGCCCGATCTAAACATGGGAATTACATACAGGTTCAGAAGTGGCCGCGTTTGGCTGAATAAGGTGCACGACGTATCGCAAGATCGATATGGGCTCTTCCAAGGGCGCGTCACCTGGATGACCGACCCCGACAACTTCAGGGCGGCCGTACCTGCACCCAACTCAGGACACCCGCTATTTCCATGGCTTGAGCTCGAGCGATGGTCAATGCGAGGCGTGGGGGCATTTGTCGCAATTGATGGCGAGTTTTTTGGCATCGAGGGTAATGAAAGTGAGCCCATTTATGAGCTAGGCAACTCAGCTGGTGAGTTTGCAATCGAAGGCCACCCAAACTTTGACCAGATACTTTCCGGCGCAGGGCTTACACTGGATGATGTAACCGACGAGGACGGTAAATTTACGGGCTTCCCTGCCAAAGTGGACGGCGAAGACTACCCGGGAAAAAGAAACCTTGCAGGCGTGGAAGCTTTCTTGAGCTATGGAGAAGTTGTTTGGCGCAAGATATGGAGTGCCCGAAGCGCCCCAAGCGATAGCGATATTCAGGCTATTGGTAAGATTGATAACCCCGACGGCAGTCCACCGACGCCAGCTGGCCGCGACTGGATACTGATTTCCAACCCTTATTCGCAACGAGGTAAGACATTTCAGCGATCAAAAGAGTGGAAGCTGTCTGGCCCAGATGGCGCGAACCCAGACATTTACAGCGAAACCTGAACTTATGAGTAAATTAGGGCAACTACTCACCGAACTGACCGAAGTGGCGGTCGGGAACGGAAGATGGAAGAAGACGCAAGAGCGCCTAAATTCTATGCAAGAGGCGATCAAGGCTTTGGCGCGTGGAGACAACATAGTGTCGGGGAAGTATATCACAAAAAACCTACTCAACCCGCACACGATTTCGCTCTCCGGAACTCCCGGCGGCGGCGGCGGTGGATCGTCCGATTACCCTCTTAAAATAAAAACGGCGATCGACCCAGATAATGGCGATGTGCTAGTCGATGTCGTGCCGTCATTCCTCTACGATTACACCGTCGGTTCAACTGCGCCTGCGAAATTTGACATCACCCCGGCCGAGCCCATTGCCCTGTCTGCTGCCGGGAACTACACAGCATTTGTCCGCGTCTCGATAGATCAAGCCGTAGGCAAAAAAGTGACTGCTATAGAGTGGGCAGTTGAGGAGGGAGAAATCGCCTCGGAGGAGGGAGAAATCGCCCCGGAGGACGGAGAAGTATTGCTTGAGGTCGGCACGGTCGAGGTGATCAAGACGGGCAGCGTCCTATCGGTGGGAGTCGTGGAGAATCTCACGGCAGGCTTCCTGAGCTGGCCTCCGCGCCCACCATGGCTCGGATTCGATGAGGCGGAAAACGATGTTACATTCGGGCAGGATTATAATTCCGACGAGGCCCCCACAACCGCTGACCCCACGGTAATTACCGACCTCACCATCTGGACAGAGGAAGACCTCAATATCAACGGATATGGCGGCGAGTTCCAGCGCGGCGGTGCCACGGAGGGGCAACCCGCCTTTCAGATTGGCACTAAGCTCGGCACGGAAGAGACGGCGGGGGCGTATTGGTCAACGGCGGGCGGCTATATTGGTGTCGGCTCACTCGCGGGCGGAGCAGAGGACGACTCAGGTTACTTACTAGCCGCGAATACAGCCCTGAGCGAGTATGTGGACATTCGGCCAGCGACCGTTAAAGGCGTCGATACAGCAGCGGGGGAGTTCTTGCTTGATGCGGGAGAAGTTCCAAGCGGTGAGTCGATTCAGGTTAAGCTCATCACTATGCCCAATGGTGACGAGATCCGCACCTTTGCTACTGATGATATTGACCTTTCTGCCCTTTCGGGTGCCGGAGTCCCGTGGGCGGATTACGATGCAGGAAACCTTAAGATCGGGGGAGCCTCCACCGATGGAGTAGCAGACCTTACGATAGGTTTTACGGGTCAACTTAGTCTTGTAGGTGGGGCCGATTTTGCCTTCGTAGTGGATCCCATTCGCGCTGAGCTATCCTACCTACGCATGGGCTCAGCCCATGTGAATGTTCAGGATCTAGCGTCTTTCTTTGCAGGTGACATAACCTCGGAGGTGGGCACGGCTATCTCGCCAAACTCCATAATAATAGACGATCAGGACGCCAAATCAATTACCGCCGCTCTAGTCGACTTACCCGCGTCGGGAGTGGCTAAGTTTCGCTCAACTATGGTCTGTGATGGCGACGACCTGAAGGAGAGCTACATCATGATGACCGAACCCAAAACACCGTCCCCCTAATGGCAATCTGGCTACCCAACAATAAAGACGATTCCGACGCGCCGACTTGCTACGTGCCTGGCCTACCTTATGTCTCGCAGGCCGATGGTGTGCAAGACAACCCCAACGGGTTTTTCCAAAAAGAATCTATCGGCAACGCGGGTAACGCCGTGCAGAAGTATATGCATTACTGCACGCGAATGTTGAGGTGGAATGACATCAACCTTGATCCCTTCACGGTGAGCGGCACGCCAACGATCAATAAGACTAAGCGGTTCGGCGATCTTGGCAGCTACCATGTAAGCGACGCCTACGGCATTCGGACGAGCGGTGGATCAGTCGATCTAGATAGCGCGTTTACTCGATACAGATTCCCATCCGAAGAAGTCCCTTACCACCTATATGATTATAGAGGCGTAAGCGTGGGCACGGGCTTCCCTTTTACGGGGAAGACCTGCGGGTGGTTGCCTGCCGCAGAGGATTCAGGGTTCTTCTGGGTGCCGACTACGACCGACCTCAGCAATATTGAAACGGGGCTAGAGGCATTTCTCGTTAGCAAAAGCACTAGCCTTTCCGCGCTCGCCGCCCTCCCGCAAGTGTGGAACCTCTGCATCATCGCATGGATGTGGGCAGGGTATGATGGTGGAGCAACTGAGTTCCACGACGGAGAGGACAGGCCATCGCAAGGACTTTCAGGACGGCTGACAGAATTACGAGCTGTCAAGGACTGCGACGTTTACTATCTACCCTATCTCTACTAATGATTTTTCAACCACATCGACATCGACATCGGGCATTATGGGGTGAACTCAGGGAAACTCCCACGCGGACAATCCTGAGCCAAGCTTTCGCAGGAATGCGATTGAAGGTGCAACGACTAGGTAGCGAGGCCAGAACGGCCAGTAATCTACCCACGAGCGCCCCACGGCCTAGCCGCCGAAGAGATAGTCTGAACTGCATGGCAACATGCAGAAGCGCGGGATAAACAGCCCACGCGATAACACAATGCGCCGAGAGGCCAGCTCAAAGAGGGTGTCGATGTGGTTGACCCCTTTCCTGCCGTTGACACTCGCCCCCATCTATGGCGGATTACAACTGGTGGCTAGACCAAACTTCACGTTCGATACATCAACGTCTCGACACTACTTTGATGCTATCCGGTTTCCGGTTTTTCCAGGGCGACAACCCCTCGATCAACCTCCAGCTCAAGAAGACTTCCGAAGAGGCCAATGCGGGGTTTGATCCCATTTCCTTTCCATCAGGCGGAAGTATGCGGGTCGGCATCGTTAATCCCGATCAAGCTGTCACGGGGGGAACCTTCACCCTTGGATTTGGGGGCAACGAAACTGCCGCCCTTCCCTATAGCGTCACTGCGGCGGCTCTCGAGACTGCGATCAATGGACTCGCATCAATCGCTACCGCCGGAGACGTTACAGTTACGGGCGAGGCGGGCGGGCCATGGCGAATCAAATTTGACGACCCCGGCACCCGAAGTTTGCTCGGGGTGAATGCCGAACTGATTTTACCTTCAGGTGAAGCTCAAATTCACGAGGAGAATGTCGGTGACGCTGACTCATCCAGCGTGCAATATCTTCGCATTAAACAGGCTGCGCTTGCCGAGCAAGCCACCTGGGCAGACATTCCGGCTGCGGCAGTCGTCGTCGCGACTGTTCAGGCAGGATCCGGCTCCGTGAATGAGGTGCAAAAAGTTTCCCTGTCCCCTTTTCCGCGCAGTGGTAACTTTACTTTGAGCTTCGATGGCCAGACTACCGCGAGTATCAGCTACGACGCCACCGCCGCAACCGTCCAGGCTGCCCTTATAGCACTCTCCAACATTGCGGACGCTGCGGTGATCGTCACCAAGGTCGCATCCGGCTCCTGGCTTATTGAGTTTATTGGCGATCTAGCCCTTGCCAATCAACCTGAAATGACGGGTAGCGCGACCGGCCTTCTCTCTTACGAGGGTAAGACCGGCCGCCTTTCGATTCGTCGCGCAGCAGTTCAAAACTACCTAGACGCCAATGCTGTCGAAAACGGAATAGCCTTCGCTTACCTTGAGATCGAGATCAAAGACGCTGACGGGAACGCGACATCGTACCGGTACGATTGCGAGATCGTGAACGACGGGCTTGGAGAGAATATCTCGAGCGACACCTCGGGGTCACCATTGGTCGCGCAGTCCGTAGGCGATCAGCGGTACGCCCGCCCACTTTCTGCCATCACTGGGCTCACGGGCGGCGCAGGCACCGACCTCGACTCCATAGTGGCCGCAACCCTCGCAGTCGGCTCCGTGGTCGTTCTTCCTCGTATCGTAATAGGGGCATCCGTAGTGTCGCGCTGGTGGGTCTTGGAAACCTCAGCCAGCCGGCCGGCTGAATCTCCTCAAGTTGTGCATCCCGACGACGACTCAAACAAGTATTGGCAGGCACTTGTTTCGGGCGTCACCGCCACCAACGCCGAAATCATCGCAGGCACCGAGGCGGCTATCCGCAGCATGTCGCCTGCGATGATTAAGCTCGGAGTGGATGCGCATAGCGGTCTCCAAGAGACGCTCTTTTCCGCAACGACTACGGGGGCTGTCACCAGTAAGCTCGTAATTGGAGAACTTGTAGCGGGTGACACGCCCTCGAATGTTGAACATGCCTCAATCGGTAGATCAGTGACATCGCTCGGAACAGATGCGTTTAAATCTAGTCTAAGCCTTGAGTCTGTCACTTTAAACCAGGGACTACTAACAATCGGCAGCTCTGCGTTCCGTGATTGCAGCGCTCTAACGAGTGTCACGATTCCCGACTCTGTCACGTCAATCGGCAGCTATGCGTTCAGTTATTGCAGCGGTCTAACGAGTGTCACGATTGGCGACTCTGTCACGTCAATCGGCAGCTCTGCGTTCCGTGATTGCAGCGCTCTAACGAGTGTCACGATTCCCGACTCTGTCACGACAATCGGCAGCTCTGCGTTCCTTTTTTGCAGCGGTCTAACGAGTGTCACGATTCCCGACTCTGTCACGACAATCGGCAGCTATGCGTTCCTTTTTTGCAGCGGTCTAACGAGTGTCACGATTGGCGACTCTGTCACGTCAATCGGCAGCTCTGCGTTCCGTGATTGCAGCGCTCTAACGTCCATTGATTGCTATATCAACAAAACAGTTATTGATTCAGCGTCCAACATGTTGTCAGGGACGAATGCGTCACTGGTGATCACGATTCCAGTGGACGCGGCACAACCCGTTAAGGATTCATGGACAGCAGGAACGGGGCTAACAATCGGCGGTAACACCAGCGTTGATGTCGTCAAACTATAATCATGGCTAAACAATTACACTTCGTAAGCGGTTTACCCCGCGCTTGTAGCACCCTGCTAATGCAACTACTCGCCCAGAATCCCCGCGTCCACAGCACACCAACCAGCGCACTCCATGAGATTGGTTATATAGCTAGGCAAGTATTTCAAACCGAGGAGGCAAAGGCCACAGACATGCAGAATGTCCTTGAGCCAATGTATCTTGATTACGTCAAGGCGGGCTGCGAGAACGCTTTTAACTCCCTAACCGACCGACCTGTCGTGGTCGACAAATGCCGCTCGTGGGTAGGTCACTTGGATCAACTCTTCAAGATATGGCCAGATGCTAAAGTCATTGTTCCAGTGCGTGATGTTCGGGCAATCCTTAGCAGCTTTGAAAAGAAACGCCGTCAACACCCCGAAGTATTTAACGGCATCGAAAAAGCCAACCCAGCCAACTGGACAACCATCGAGAAGCGCGTTAATGGCTGGCTCTCAAGCCCACCAATTGGTATCGCCATCGAACGGTTGCATGAAGCCCTAAGATTCAAAGACCGCCTGCACTTCGTGCACGCAGAAGATTTAACAACTGACCCACAAGGCACCATGCTCAAGGTCTGGGATTACCTAGGCGAAGAATCAGTCATCCACGACGCCAAGAACGTGCAGCAATACACACAAGAACATGATGTGGGGTTCCCTTATGGGGATCATGTCATACGACCCGAAGTCAAACCACTCGTCCCCGACTGGCACGACACACTAGGCCGCAATCTCTCTGAGCAAATCAACCAAAAATTCAACTGGATTCAAGAACTATGAAATACGCCATTGTAAACATCGAGCGCAGACGCATCCGCCGAATTAACGACACTCAACCGCAAAATCTACTAGAGGATTTGGAAGCTGTGGAGATTAGTAATCAACAAGCAACTGATTTTGAATCCATGCAGAAGCCTGTGTTCCTAGTTGAAGGTGAGCTTATGACACTACTCGAAAAGCGCGAACTCGACAGAGTGGCAGCGTTGACACTAGCCGAGCAAAAGCTCGAAAAGATTCAAGCGCTTAAACAAGAGCGCGACGCAGCTTGGCAAGGGACGCTAATGACGAGCTTTGGCGTTCCGTTTCACACAGATGTACAGACTCAGATCGACATTCAAATGATGCTCCAAATGTTAGCTCCAAAGGAAATCTTTGCTGGTTACAAATGCGCAGATGGTGTTCGCCGTGATCTAAGCCGCGAACAGTTCGCCCTAGCGCTCAATGAGGGTGTTGTCCGCAAAGTTACCGCATTTGCAATTGAGGGCGCAAAACTCGAAGCCGTGGAAGCAGCCACCACTGCCGATCAAATCGCCGCAATCAGCTGGTAAACAATACACATGCCCGACGATTTTAAACTATTCGCAAACGACTGGATCAAACGGTTATTGCCCGCGATCATAGTCGGTGCTGCCTGCTATATCGGCTTCCGCGTCGAGACTCAAAAGGATCTGCAATCGCTCAACGACTGGCGCGTCGAGATCAAAGAGGTCGTCAGCAATCAGCAGACCGAACTCGGCAGGCTTCGCAACCAGCAGTCGCTCGACGATATGTTTCGCGCTAGCGGTGAACGTTTTAGTCAGAGCCACGGCAATGCCCTAGAATTGCGCAACCGTGACTACACCGACGACAAGCTCAAAGATGTCATCAACGCAATCACCACGCGGCTAGCCCGCATGGAGGACAAATTAGACAAATCGATTCAGCAAAAATAACCACCAACCCAACCCACAAAACACCCATGAACTACTACAAAAAACAAACCCGATGCTCTCTAACCGCGATGCTCGTCACCGCACTAATCGCGTTTATCGGCATCACGATGCCAGGTTGCGCGACAGTCGGTAACGTCGGCGGCATCGTCGCTGACAATCCTATCGCCAGTAAAGCGGTCATCCAAATCGCCACTGTGCGGTATATCGACGGCGATGCAGCCCGAGCCGCCAGCGTCCTCGAACACCTCGATTACGTCGAATTCATCACCGGTGGCGACGGCACGGCATACACGGTCGAGCACGTCACGCAGTCGCTCAAAAACGAGATCGATTGGGCGCAACTCACACCCACCGAGACCGTGCTAGTGCTCAACCTAATCGACGGCGTGAGCGCCTACGTGAGCGCACAGCTAGCCGACAGAGACACAACACTGATCGACGCTCAATCTCTCGTCACCGTCACCCAGGCAGTCGGCTGGATACGCGAAGCCGCAAGCATCACGCGGGCCGAACTCTCACAGCCACTCACCACATCTAGCGTAAATGATCCGATTGACCTCAGCCTATGGGGCTATCTAACCAGCGCAGAGACCCGCGCATGGTGCCGCGACTATTACGCCTACCGCGATGGCGTGCCCATCGACGAGCAGTATGCCATGACCGCCGAGAGCTACGACGCTGCAATCGCCGCCGATCACCGAAATAGGGCAACAAAGCTCAACGCGCTAATGATCGCCACCGATCCCGACACCGGCAATGTCGATCACAACACCTACCTCGCGCTGACAAAATAATGAAGCACCGCCGCTCAGACTCTCGCCTCCACCGAGGCCGCAAGCTTGATGTATCGCTTGCTCAAGATCCGCGCAACAGAGACTTTCGCATGAGTAGCGTCTTGTCGGCTCCGGTCGGCGAGCTGAAGTCAAAACGATGGG